TCCTAAAGCTCCAGCCCATTTTGCATGAAAACTTGTTGTAGTATTTGATGAATGATTTTGTTCATAATCAGTATTGTTTTCAATTAATACTGTGTTTGCTGAACTATTTGCAGTAGCATTTTTAGCTGTAGCGCCAACAGAACGAACAACTCTTAAATCCGAACCATAAGAAAGAAAGTTAGCTGCGGTAAAAAAAGTCTGAGCAGTATTTGCATCAGGTTTACCAAATCTTTCTGCAAGTTGTACTTCATTGTTAATGATAGTGATTTCGTTAGCCGGTCCCCATAAAAATTCGCCGGTTAAACCTCCTATTGTAGTTGCAACAGAAGGAACCACTGTTGTCAAGTCAATTTCAGAGACATTAACACCTGGTGATAATTGGAAAGCCATTTTGTGTTCTCCTTTTTATTATTATAGAACTAAATTGTATTATCTATTTATGATTTTATAAAGTTGACGAAAAATACCCTCTGTTCTTAGTTAAAGTCCAGAGGTCTTCGCCATCAAAGTGTTTTTGTTCTTCCAGCCCGTCATTCAAAATACCCATAGGCAACATTTCTTCATCCATTTGAATGTTTCTTTCGTCCAACAATTTCTGTCTAACATCGGAATTTGTGATTTCTTTAAAATAACTTTGTGCTGTTAGCCATGAAAAAAGTACCAAAGTCATTACAATATCATCATTATTGCCTTCTTCTGCGGCATAAGAATCTTTATTCCTCACGAATGTATTTAGTTCGGCGATAGTGTCAAAATCTGGAGTAGAAAGCTTATCGCTCTCAATCAATGTCTTTAAATTAGCGCAACCAATCTTTTTTACTGTTTTGGAAGTTTTAACCCCATAAGCTGCGCCTTTTTTAAACCCACTTGAAATGTGTTGTCCTTTTATCTCATGGCTTTCAATTCTAAATATATTTTCATATTCCAAATCAAAATGTAAAATGTCAACAACTTGCTGACCAATATTATTAGTCTCTACTAGTATATAAGCGCGGTTATATTTATTGGCAATATTATAAACCATTGTAGGAAAGATAAGAGGAGATATCTTATTATCCCGGTACTTAGCAACATGTCTATAAGGTATCTCTGTTACATCAACTATTGAAACCACCGAATAATCTCTCGCAACTCCTTCGGCCGAATCTACAATAGCGATATAAGTATGCCCAGATTTTGGTTCTTCGTATATATCAATACCTTCTTTTGACGATAGTGGCTTACTAAAAACAAGAGATTTTAATTTAGAACCCGGTATCAATGTAGCCGAAGAACCTAAAAATTCGCATTCAAATTCCTGCCTAAATTGCTCTTCGCTTGTGTTTCTAATCGTTTCTTCTTTCCATTTTTCATCACGCCCTGGCACCATAGACCAGTGTACCTCAAAAGGTATGTAAGTAGACCTTTGCTCAACCGCATCTATCCACATCTTGTAAAATTGATTTAATCCATGAGGAGTTGATACTATAATAACCTTTGTGCTTTTACCAGAAGAGATTACCGGATAGGTGGACGTAAAAAATTCTTGTGCCATATTGTGCGGAACGAAAGCAAATTCATCAAGAAAAACTAAATTATAAGTACCTCCACGGACACCACTTGCGCTTGTAGCATATGCTGATATCATGGAACCATTTTCAAGAATAATGTTTCCTTTGTTCCATTCAATAATACCTTGTTGTAACCAAATAGGTAAATATTCGTAAGCATACTTTATTCTTCCTAAAATCTCTCTTGCCAAATCACCTTTATTCGCTAAGATGGCTATCTTATAATCATCTGAAAATAATATACACCAAAGCATATAACTTGCTGATGTAGTAGTTTTTCCAATCTGCCGAGGCATTTTACATATTGAGAACCGATTACTATGAAATCCACGAATCATTTCTTCTTGAAATGGCCACATATCAAATGAAATCAAACCTCTGTCTACATTGACAATCTTTACATAGTTTTTAATAAAATGTACTGGGTCTTTAATGCACTTTGTAATTTCAATTAATTGTTCCTGGGAATATTCTATTTCTATGCCAGGTTTTTTTAGTTTTGAATTACCTAAATAACCATCTATCATGATTTAAGAATGCTTCTTAACATCCAAGAATGTTTTTGGTGTGCGCCTAACAACTCTTGTAGAAAATTTCCAATTGCAGGCTCGTCTGCATCGTCTGCTAATTCAATGCCAGCCCTCAATTCTATGATGTATTTTTCATTATCCTCTTTTAATTCTTCAAACATCTTATTGGGGGTTGGTATTAAGTATTGGTCTTTAACAGTAGATAGCTCTTGAAATCTAGTAAACGAACCTGGTGCATATGCATCAAGATACCTAATGTGTTCTGCTATAGGATCATTTTGAAGGAATATTGCATTATACAGAACATCTAAAAATGTATGATATTGAGGAAAATTTGAACCTTCTATGTTCCAATGATAATTATGTGTCTTTAAATATAAAGCAAAGTTCGTAGCTAATATTACCTTTAATTGTTGAATGAGTTCTTCCATTTTACTGTACCTGTTTAATTTGATTAATTAATTCTCGTGTAGAGCCAACGAACACTGCCTTCTCTACATTCACAATAGTTGGTTCTTTAATTGGTGATAAATCTTTTTTTCTTTTTTGTAGTTCAATCAAATCTTTGTTTACCTCAGACATACTTTTGATAAGAGTTGCAACAACTTCATAAGCTCTAGGATGGTCTGTTGCTTTTGCTACTTGAATAATATGGTCTACAGCAACTTGTCCTTTTTCTGCTAATAATCTAATGTTATTTCTAGCAAATTCAAAATCAGAATCAACTTCAGATGGTATAATTTCAACTAAAGAAGACTCTCCTTCCTCTAATGGACGGACTCCGAAAATATTAGATAGATTTTCATTTAATTTTTTCATGTTAGAGAATTTGGAAATTCAGTAATTGTTTCTGTATATGAATAATTAGAAGATGCGTTTGCGGTGATTGGATCGGGTACTGTTATTATTGCTACAGTCCTTAGTGGATTCATATCAACAGTGTCTATCGTATATCTAGCATTAGAATAATCTCCAACAATAACATCATTTTCTTCTAGTAACTCATTCATGTCAGAAACTACTAAAATTCCTAAACTATTATTAGCAAAATAAACAATAGTTCCGGTTTTCGTATTTGCGATATCTCTAAACCCTTCACCAGTAACTAAAACACCAGAACCGTTTGCATAATCTACATAAACTTTTTGTGATAGAGTGCTTCTGGTATCTGTAAATATGTTAGTGTTAGCTTGCTTAATTAATCCTGCAGTATTTACAGGAGGAAAAATATAAGCCTTAGCAGTGAATGTCAAGTTCCAGATAACAATTCTAGTGCTGGACATATCTCCTTCATACTCTATTTCTGGAGTTACACTATTGAGTATAACTGGCATATCATATTTTCGCCCCAAAGTTGAAATGTAATCTAATGTTACAGTAAAATCTGGCGTAAAATACGGCAATATTTGTTCTAAAATTTGTGTGCCATCTTCAGTATTTCGGACATAAATTGATAAATTAAAATCAAAATTATACGGAACTGGAGCATATTGAGAACTTGCTGCACCGGAAACAGTGTTGACAGAGAAGTTTTTATTTATTGTGTTAAATTTTCTTGAAGAATCGTAAGCTAGACCAACCAAATCAAAAGATATTCTTGGTACATAAGTGGCTATAGATTTTGTTAAATCTGGGTCTGATGTAAGTCTAGTAATAAATTTTTCTTTAGGGCTGTATGTAAGCGGCACACGAATTCTTTCATGCTCTACAGTTCCTGCTCTATTATAACGAACCAATAATATATCATTGAATATTGTACCAAACCCTACTACAACTTTTCGTATTGTTCTATTATAAAAATGAGAATTATTTAACATTTTTAAGCTTCTCCAAATGGATTATTTTCAGAGAAATCTAAAATAGAATCTGCTTCTGTTTCTACTCTAACATTATCAGCAAAATCTTCAAATATATTATTACCAACTTGAGAGTCATCATTATACCCAATAGTTTTTCTTAATGCACTACTTGTATTTCCACGTACATTAGCAGTAGTAAATGTTCCTTGAACTCTAATTACATCTATTGAACTGTGTGCGGTATATGAATACACTATTGCTTGTGCGTTTGCTGTGGCTAATGAAGTGCCTTGGTAAATAATTTCTCCAGGAACAAATGAACCGGTACCTGCTGGAAATACAACAGTATTTGCTAATGGTAATGAAACACGTTTATAACTATTAAATATTTGGTCATCAATTTCATCAATTCCGGTAGATATTATTTCTTCACTAAATACAAATTGTTTTAATTTCAATGCATAAACATATACATTACCAGCTCGCCCTCTACCAAGAGTATAGAACATTGCTTGGTCATTTTCATGTTCAATAAAAGAAATTTCAAAAAAGTTCTTTACTAAAGGAATATAAACTAAATCACCTTCTCTCGGGCGTGTTAAAGGCACTGTAGCCGAGAAACGTCTTCTGGCTAAAAGTAAAGTTAATTCATCTCTAATTTCTAGACCAAATTTAGAAATAAAATCACCTTCGCCATCCATACCTGTAACATTTTCAAGGTACATTTCTATAGCATGAGCAGTGCGATATTCTTTTATAGTGTCTTCACCATATAACATATCAACAGAATCTCTACTTGTTCTTGGAAGATAGAAAACATCCATACCATGTATTTGCATGGCTTCTATGACGAGGTCCTCTACTAGTAATTGCTCACTAGTTATTTGATGTTGAGGAAAATTGTTAAAATAGAAATTAGTAGGAATTTTAAACTCCGATTAACCTGTAAATATTTCACTAGGTAAACTATTAAAATTATACATTTCTTCTTCTATAGATTTAATTTCAGTGTCTGCTTCGTCCCAAATTTCTTTTCCATTTAGAGTTACGCCACCAGGCATCTGAATTCCTCCAAATTTTTTCAAATTTTCTCCCCACTGTTTTTTAATTAATGCTGTACCATATCTTTTAAGAAATCTATCATCCCATACATCAGAAATGCCGGTTTTAGTTGCGGTGTTGGATGTTACATTTGAAGATAACCCGGTTCCAATAATTTGTATATTTGTTGGAGAATTTATTTTACTAATTTGAACTTCTTCTCCGCTTGACAGAGTAATAAAATCATTCTCAATTACTTCTTGGTCAAATATTGTTGATGTTCCAACAATGATATTAGAAACTGTGTTGCCTGCTAATGTGCCAGTTAAAGTAACAGTGTCTGGTCGCATAGCACGATAACACTGAACCACTACATAATCTCCAACTAGTAAATCTCTAGACCAATCAATGTCTAAGAAAATTTTATTTTGTTTACGATTAAATCTGAACATCGGTGTTCCGGAGAACAATAAATTCAAAGTACGAATGTGTTGCATGGTAATCTCATATGAAACATATGACACGGATGTGAAGTCATATAAATCATGCAACCGCAATTGGTAACGCAAATCAAACATATTGATTGATGAAGAAGACTGGTCAAATGGTATGATACCGGTCACAAAAATAACTGCATCTGGGCAAGGAATATACCTGCGGTTAATGTCAGTTTGTGTGATTTTATGTTTCATATAAATTTCTTCGCAACCATCAAAATGATAGTCCTCAAAGAATTGTAGTGCATCATCTATGCGGTCTTCAACCTGGTCATCGTCTACATTGATTTGAATCACTGGATGACCTAATCTGCGTAAGCAGTAGTCTTTGAATGTTGCTCTAGTTGTGGGTTTAGCCATTTATAGTTTCCAATAGTTATTATCTATTTATATCTTTAATGGACCAGGTAATCTTGGCATATCATCTTTAATTGCAACTAACCAAGCGTCCGTGACACATACGCCTAGATTTTTCATCCATTCATTAGGAAAGTATGTCTCTCTACGATATTCTTGAAAACGGATATCTTTGTTATCTATAAAATTAGCCAAATATGCATCGGTATAATATAAAAAGCAATTTTCGTTCCAGTAACTAACATGTGTTGGGTCTTGAAATGCACCTCTTCCATCGGTACTTGGAACTTGAATGAACGCCCATCCTCCCGGTGCTAATACACGATGTATTTCTGCCATTATTTTCGTCTTATCGTGCAAGTGTTCTAGTATATGACTTGCGTTTAGTACACCTACCGTGTTATCTCTGAGAGGTATACCATCATTTAAGTCATGTATGACATCCGCATCTTTTCTTAAATCAATAGATAAATAATTTGGATAAGGATTCAAACCTCCACCAATATCCACACATAATAATTTTCTATCCTTAGCATCTTTCTCTGCCAATTTTTGTGCATACTGAGCATGTAGTTCTTTAGTCTTTTGTTGAATTTCTGGATTTCTTTTGTTTATAGAAGTATTGTTTCCTGTTATTCTGTAAACATAAAGTGGTTCAGGTATAAAAACCATTTTTGTAGTTAGGTAAGTTCTAATACACAATTCATGGTCTTCACAAACAAACATATCAGGATTATGTCCACCAATATTGACATAATGTTCTTTTCTCCATGACCTAACATGGTCTGGAGCAAACCAAATATAAGACATTGCATGGCTTGTTGGTTTGAAAGAATTCATTGCAATGAGTTCTTTGTCTTTCCACTCAAACGGCCTATGTGTCCAGCCGTATGAATTATTAAATGGAATAAAATTGTTCTCCATATGTAATGTTGCATTATCACTATAAACAAATCCAACATCATCATCTTGATATGCTTCGTTTAATTTCTTCAAACAATTAGAAGTAAGCATATCATCATGGTCTAGTTCTACTAAAACATCACCCTCACCCAAGAAAAATGATTCATGCTTAATTGCACCAATATTTGATGATTCAATATAAGTATGATATATTTTTACTTTTGGATGTTCTTTGATTATCTTTGGAACAAGTTGTGGTAAAAATTTATTGTTTATAGCTAATATCCATTCCCAATTGGCATGAGTTTGTTCACACAAACTTTCAAATGCTTCTAACAAGTAAGGAATGTTTCCTGGATCATGTGATGGAGTAATAATACTAAATTTCAAATTTTTCATAATTGATTTGAATGTGGTTTTATGTAATCTAAAAATGTATAATTTTTTTTGTTATAAAAATTACCAAAATTGTCTTGTAAATTAAAGTGGTTATAATGATTAGTTTTTTGTGAAAATAACCAAAATTCACAATTATATCTAGGATCGATATAAGGAGGAGATGGATTATGCAAAAACGAATTTCCTAATTTTTTTATATGTTTAGAATTAACCCAGAAAAACCCGCCTGAATAATGTGGAAAATCCATAGGAATATAATTCATATACGCAGTTTTGATATATTCTGTACCAACACAATCATAACTGTTCAATAATTCTAAATTTTCTTTCCAGTTGTGAATTGTAAAATACTCAAGATACTTTCTCCAACCTCCCACTATGTATTCCAATTCATAATCTAGACTTAC